TACCGATGCCCGCCCTTTGTGCAACATATCTGCCGATAGCCATATCAGAACTAAAGATGCTATCGAGGGTGTCATCAGCATCAATAAGAACACAGCTAGCATATTGTCGAAGTGGAGTTCGCACTCCTGCCATGATAGGTGTGGGAATGTTGATTTTGTGCTTGCTGATTGCGTCGTAGTATCGCTTGACATAATCGAGCCTGGTTTCTTTAGGATATTTAGAGAAAATAGTTGCAGAAATCATCAAGTACATAAACTGTGGCGTTTCATATAGTGCGCCACTGCTTCTATCCTGCACGAGGTACTTATCAACGACCTGACGTAAACCTGCATAAGTGAAGAGATAGTCACGATGATGATCAATATACGACTGAAGTTTATCAAACTCTTCTTCAGAATAGAGATTGAGAATCTCTTCATCATAAACTCCTTTTTCGATACAACGTTCAACATGTACCCTCAAGGGGGGAATGTCGTGCATACGACCATACAACTGCTTGCGAGTAGCAAACAGAAGCAGACGAGCAGCAACAAACTGATAGTTTGGATGATCTAGATCAATCAGGTCAGAAGCAGAACGGATCAGAATCTCCTGAATTTCTGCTGTTGTGATACCATCATAAAACTGAATACCAGACTGCATTTCAACCTGAGAGGCAGAAACCCCAGCAAGGTCTTTACATGCTTCCTCCACCATAACGTGAAGTTTATTCAAGTCAAGAGGTTCAGTACTCCCATTTCTCTTGACGACTTTAGTTCCGTTGCTCATATTTTTTTCCAGTTGTTAAACTTAATTTTTGCTTCTAAACCTGAGTATGTATTTGATTTTATCACAGACTGAACATCATGTCCAGAAAGAACCATATCGTTGATGTCTTTCTCTATGATTCCGCTTGGCCAGATGACGATGCTCTCCCCTCTTGATATACATTTGCTAATGCGATTGACGATTTCTCGATTACGGGGCTCATTATCATAAACAAAAATAATACTGCTTCCCTCAAGACAACGAACATCACCATCACTACCACACAAAGCCACGCTATTGTTGATGAAAGTGCTGTCAAAGGGTCCTTCGACCACGTAGACTGGTAGTTTTTCATCGATTGAATTAAGTCCATAAATCTTCGGTGCCTCCTCATCAAGCATCACAGTGATATATTTAACAAAGTTTTGACCTAGTGCTCTTCCCTGAAAACCGATCAAGTTGTCGTCTGTATCATACATTGGTATCACAATACGACTTTCATCCCTACCAATAGTATCAAAAGTCTGTTTTTGGGAGTTGGTCCACTCTTTGAATTTGTTAGCAAAGTAAAACTTTTCTGGATCTAGTTTTCTTTTCTCCAGATATTCTTTAGCAATGGGATCTGCAGATGCCTTAGGCAAATTCAAACTTTTTTTGAATACTGGTTTCTTGAATTCTAGTTTGGGTGCTTCCACAACAAAGTTTCTGCCAGTATGCCCTTCCTTAAACTTCTCTAGCGTATATTGCTTGTGAAGTGTAAGATCTAATTCCTTAAGGAAATTATTGAAGGACAAACTAGCACCGCAGTTGTGGCACTTGAAGTTGGTATTGTTCTTCACCGCGTAAATGTATCCGCGTGCCTTGTTCTTATTGCGCTGGGAATCCCCACAGATAGGACAGCGGAAGTTGTAGAGATCCGCTTTGACCCTCTTGAATTTTTGAAGGCGTGATGAAACTAGTCCAATATACTTGGAGTCAACCAAATCCATTATAAAAGGATATTACTTCGTGCTTTGTACTATAGCAGCTTGTGTTGATGGGGTCAATACCCTAACCATGGGTGGAACAACTTGCATAACTGTCACAACCGTCGCAATAACAGCAGTGGCACCAACAACAAATTTGGCATTAGTATCTACCTTCTTCTGAAGATTAGATACTCGACTATGCATTTGCTCATGATCTCTATCTACTTTTTCTTTCAACTCATCGATCATTTTGATAATGAGTTTATCTGTTCTTTCGCTTTCTTCTAAGCGTCCTTCATGACGTTCTAAGATTATAGCAATCTTATTGCTGTTCTCAGAGATAGTACCGACAGCACGTTCAAGTTTGTCAAGCATCTCTTTGGAGAGATCTTCATAAATGTCAAGTTTCGATTCTAAAACTGCTAATTTACCAAGACCAAATGCCATTTTACTTCATCCAGCGTTTTCTAGCACCAGGAAACTTACCTCTTCCAATAATAGTTGGAAGTTCATTATACTTTTTCTTCTTCTTTTTATGGACTGGTGGATCATCCCCTGCTTCTCTGGTGCCAGCAATCTGACCACCACCAACACTGTTGACTGGTTCTTCTTTTAGAACGCGGAGAATAGAAATGATCTTATCAATATCCATTAGATTGACCTTAGTTCTGTTAAACAATAATCATCTTCATCAATATTATGAATATCAGACTTTGGATATTCGGGAACTCTATTCAAGAAAGCCAGAAAACTTTTAATTGCTGGCCAAAGATCTCTTTCAAGATTATAAAACAACAGAGGAACTGCCGCATCATCAAAAACATTAAACAAGACTGTCAAATGATTTAGAATGAGGTGCGTTTTCAGTTCCCCTGTATTCTTATATCGCTTCAATAAACGTTTGATATATTTTATTCGCTTTAAATCATCCTCAAAATCTTCCCTAGTAACTGACTGAGGGTTATCGTAGAATTTTATAGCGAAGAGCAAATAATTGCTCTCGTTCAATTCGTCAAATCTCATACATCAGTCAATTATCATGGAGTAAATACGTTGGTTCCGTCACCATCAGTACCGAATGCGTCGTCAGCAGCATCACCATAAGTTCCAGCAGAAGTATCTCCAGTGCTGATACCACTCATAGCAACAAGAACTTCCGACTTAACGCGAAGGTTGCCGTGCATATCGTTGTATGTATTAATACCAACCCATCCAGCGTGTGCTACACCATACTTATCTGTAGTGTTAGCAACACCAACTTCGTATGGATCTAAACCAAAGATATCTGCTGCTCCATAATGAGTATCGTGGAGAGTATATTTTGGTTTTTGTGAGATTGTGTAAGCAACACCAGCAATAGCGGCGCCGCCGTCTGGTGTTAGGAACTGAGTAGACCCAATCGCAATGAAAGTGTCTGAGGTAATCCCTGAGATAATTGCTTCACCGTAGGTATTTCCAACACCAATAGAAATTACATCACCAACAGCAGCGTTGGTAAAGGTCGTACCAGAACCAGTAATGGTTTCATTAGCAAGATCTACAGTGATCGTACCAGTTGCAAATACAGCGTCTGCTGTGCCCCAAAGAGCCATGTTTTCTTACCCTATAATTTTCTTATATTGATATTTATAAAAAAAGGAGACCTTTACTTTAGGTCTCCTATAATATCACTCTTCTTCTCTATTTCTAATTGCCTTAGTGACAACTTCGAGAAGTTGATCGTCCATATCGGTCTTGGTTAGCTTAACCGCTTTACCCAAGATAACAAGACAGATCTCAACCAACTTTTCACCGAGTTCTTCGTTTTCTGGAATCTTGTTGACGGCATCTGTAATTACCTTTGATGCGAGGGGAAGTAAAAATCCTAACATAATAGAGTCCTATTCATCTATCAATATATAGGAACTTACCCCTTATTTTTCGCTGCTTCTACCTTCTTTTGAAACTCTTTAAAGGATTTTTTTCTTTTTTCGACACTCTTTTTAACAGCACCCATTTTAAGAGCACTGCTAACACTTCTTCTCAAACTTGTACGCCCAAGAGGTGGTTTAGTTTTATCAATCGCTCTGGCAACTGCTAAACCAACACCCTCTTCTACTTTCTTCTTTTCGGGAAGACCTTTATGCTTGGTAGAAGCAAAATCCTTAGCATCACCCTTTTTCATGGATGCTGCTGCTTGAGCAACTTGAGCAGATGGTGCTGCCATCTCCCCCTTCTTCACGGCATGAACCATACCCATGAAGCGTTGTTGTGCCTTAGATACTGCGGGCATTATTTTTTCTCCTGCTTCTTTTTCTCCATCTGCTTCTGAACCCAGGTCTTACCTGGTTTGATTCCCAGTTCAGCATTAGAAAGTTTCTTGGCAGGTGGGCGATCGTAATCTTTACGGGCAGCCATTCCACCGCGCATTTGATGCTCATCTCTTGCACGATCTGATGCTTCTTCGGTCATCTCACCTTCTGGTTCAAAGGAGTTATACATTGCAGGATTTTTCCTCTGACCGTCAGCGTGTCTGACCAATCTTGCTAGTTTTTTGAGATCTCTCTGTCTGCGCTTATTGTCCTTGAAAGCGTATGCTGCTTTCTTATCATCCTTGGGAGCAGGTTCTTTCGCAATCTTCTCATATTCTGCTCTATCAACTGCTTCACCGAGTTCATCAGCAGTCTTCATGTTTCTTGGAGCAGGAGTAATACCAGCAACTTTGATACCCTTTGCTCTCAACTTGTTCTTGAAGAGATCCATTTTGGTTGGCATTTCTCTTTCATCACACTCACAAGGAGTCTTGCCACAATCACATCCTTTCTTTTCGGTCTCTTCATCTACAGTTTTTCTGCGTCCATACTTATCGGTCTTCTGGTCATGTTGTACAGGTCTACCCTTTCTTGGTGTAGCTACTGCAGAACCTTTCTTAAAGTCGGAAGGATAAGTTACCTCATCAATATTTTCACCTTCTGCCTCATAAGAAGCCATGATTGAAGGGTCGGATCCCTTAGGAGAAGATCTTAGTGCCTGAAGTTTCTTTTGAAGAATTTGAACTTCTTGCTGTCTTGCTCTATCGTTTTGTTGCTCTCTTCTCTTTTGGGCAGGATCAACCTTATCAGCAACTGGTGCCTGTTCGGTCATTGAGTTGGGAAAAACCTTTACTCTTTTTGAGTTATTTACGCCCTTGCCTGTAATCTTTTTTTCGGGAATATCTCCCTCCTTTTCATAGATTACTCCTTCTTTTACACTAGAAGTATCCTTACCATCAGGCTTCAAACCTTTCTTACGTTGAATGGCATTATGAACGGCACCACGATATTCCTTAGCACCAGACTCAACTTTACCATCACCATCATAATCCTTACCTGCTTTTGCGGCAGCAGTTTGCTTGCCCTTGGATTTCTCATCACCAGTGATCGAACCATATCCAGTCATCTCAACAGAAGAGATATTTGGATTGGCACGGAGTTCAGCAATCTTGGCACGGGATGCCATTCTTACATAGGTGTTACCAGTCTTCTTATCGGTAACTCTAATCTTGTATTGCTTTTCTTTTACTTCTTCCTCTACTTCAACCTTCTCTACAGTTACGCCTTCAACAAAAACTTTAACCATAGCATTTACCATTGCCTTCTCAGCAAGTGATGCTACGTCGGAAGTGTGCTCTTCACCAATGAGTTTCTTCTTAGCAAGTGCCTTAACTGCTGGGGGAGCAGGTGACTTGGCAAGTTGTGCCAGATATGCCTTGGCAACCTGAGCAGGGTTCATCTTAGTTCCCTTGTTCAGTTGTTGCTTGACCTTATACTTCACATCATACGCAAGTTGGGATGCCTGCTTTTCTACAGGATTATCGCCTTGAGCATGACTGCCCTTTGCTGGGGTTTCTTCAACGATATGCTTACTCATGGGTGGAAAGATTTTGATTACTTACTTTTTCCTATACTTATTTATGAATTGTTGTCCCCAACTAGATCCGGGGACCATTGTCTCAACGTATTTTCTAAAAGCATCAGTTCCAACGAGTCTTTGATCTGCTGGAACACCCGAGATTTCAGTAACCTTATTATAGTCTGGTTGTTTAGTTCTCTTTACAAGATTTTCAATATTCTTGATTGGTTTTTCAAGATGCTTTCTGCTTTCTGTTACGTCCTTAATCCAAGACTTGAACATGATATTATCTTCGGTAACACAAATCAAATAGTTGGTTCCTCTACGAATGATTTTACCAACTAATCCAGTATTTAGATTTTCTACAAGGTCACCAACGTTAAAAACTTTTTCTTGGATAAAGTTCTCACGCAATCCAATCCAGTCAAACTTAGGAGCAATTTCCCAAAGACTCCATCCCTCTTTGATTTGCATTGCGGCACGAAGAGTATTATAAAGTTCCCTTGCCTGCTTATTATTCATAGAAGCAGGGACACCCTTACGGAAAGTTTTGAAATCTCCTTCTGCTGCTGCCAATCTCTGCTTCGATGCAGACATTCCAGAAACATCATCACTATCAGGATCTCTATCACCTGCCGAACGAACTTCTACATTATCAAAGGCATAAAGCTTTCCATTGTAATCACCAGAAAGTTTCTCAAATTCTTTTACTCTATCTCCACCACCAATGATTCTTACGCCAGCATATCCATCCATATGTGCCTTTTTGAGCACATCAAAGATGGTGCGGTTTTGTGGATCATTAACAATTCTCTCACTATGATTAGGATACATCTGTCTCATAATAGAGACTTTGGTATCAGGATCTAGTGGATTCTTTTTCTTGTCCTGACTTCTAGATGGGACAATAATATAGTCACCATCATCAGACGATGAAGCAACAGTATCCAAAAGTTTTTCGTGTCCAGTGGTCGGTGGATTAAAACGACCAAAGGCAATCGTCAGAGTTCCTTTTGTTTTCTCAACTTCAGGAGGAACCATTGGTGGTTTCTCTGCTGCTGGTTCCTGCTGTTGTGGTGCTGGTTCCTGAGTTGGTTGTGATAAATTCTTTTCCTTGTCAGTTTGTGGGGGATCTTGCTGCCCAACTCTCTGACGCTTATTATAAAACTTTAGTTGACCTTTTTCTGTCTTGGCAACAAACTCTTTGGTCTTTGGATCATACCACCCACCATGACCATCACCAACCAGACCCATGCGCTCTGCCTGCTGTACCGCAGTAGAAGCAGCTGCCTCAGACAAGAATTGGAAAAAACTTTTCATTACTTACAGATTTCAGATCGTATTGCTTTTTCGTTTGCGACAATGTAACTGAGGACACCGTTCCTCATTTTCTTATATTTATTCATTTCTTTATCCGTCTTACAGAGAGAAATGTTTTTATCGAAAATGAGATAAACATGAGCAAGGAAATCATTGTATCTTTGTCTTCTGTTTTTCGTAGAAGACTCAAATGAATTCAATAGTTCTTTAATGTGTGGGTTCATAATCAGTATAATTTTACATGTATTCCACCAGTAAATTGAGCAGATAATCTTCGTTGTGGACCCATAGACCCACTAGCCGACATGATTTCTCTCTCTTCCCTATTTAATCCACTCATAACACCAATCGAAGCAGCAGCATTATATAAATTTTGAATGACTCTGGTTTTAATTCTTTCATTCTGAATGCTGTTTATTGAAACACCAATTTCACCAGAGATAGTTTTTAATTTGACTGAGTTTGGATTATCACCATACTGCTGTATCCAACTTTGAGGAAGATTATCACCATTAATCGACTCCCAAAGATCATTCAAATATCCTAAAGCATTAGGTAGATTTGCCTCATTAATTGGCACTCTTTGCGAAACAAAATTATTATTTGTTGTAGATAGATTTAGGTCAGTATCTCTATAATTCTGTTTTATTCTATTCAGTTCAGTTATTCCTTGATTAGAAGTTTCTGAAATAATTCTAGTATAAACGTCATTTCCTATTGATCCATGTCTAGCAGCAGAAGAACTAGTTGCTCCAGTCTGACTATAAAAAAGTTCTAACTGTTTTTTATTTACGTTGAACTTAATCATCACCACTTTTTCAGATCCAGGAAGAACTTCTCCCCTAAGATTTTGTATTTGCTCCTGCCTCATGTTTCTACCAAGTGCCTGGTTGAGACGTATGGTTCTTAAAGTAAAATTGATTTTTACATCCTGATTACCAGTTGTAAATTCAATAACTGGGGGATTTCTTTGGTTACTAAGGTCGATTTGATCCACAAAATACTTACTGTTCATTAAAGCAAAGTGTGGAGAAGATGGATTTAGCTTCTTCAAAGAAACTGGAATGATTGTTCCCTCATCATATTTTTTGTGTAAAAAATTGTTTATGACATTTACATTTCTTACTTGATGTGATGCCATTCTTTGATTAAAATGTATCATATCCTGAAGACCTTTGGGAGTGAAAATCCAAATGTCTGCTGGGTTCCATTTATCTGGTTTAACTCCACTATTCGCTAAAGCAAAAATTTTATATGGATTATAATTTAAAGGAGTAACTCTAGCCCCATACGCAAATATTTTATCATTATAAATCTTCGCATTGTTTGGAATGTTCAAATTCTCCATTAATACTCTTGCTTGAGCATTTCCATTATCAAGCCAAGTATGGTTTCCAGTTCCAAGAGATCCAATAGCAAAAGAAGCTAATCCTGCTCTAACATCTGCCCTAGAAAGGGAATCACTTCCCGATACAACAATTTTCTGTCTTATACTTGCGTAGGTTGTCATATTCAATCCACCAGTATTTGGATCTATAAAATCACTTTGCTCCAAATTTTTTCTATGAACTAACCGATAAGCAAGACAATACTGAGCTAATATCTCACTATAGACTTCAGTATTACGACCACCAGAACTACGTTGGGTTGCGGCAAACTGCCCCCCAAACTCTCCTGTTTTTGCTAGAGCTCCTAATGGTTTTCTACCATTAGTTTTACCAATAACTCTAATTGTCCTTGCAGTTGTTGATGCTAAAACAGTTTGAATTGTACCAATAGGAGTACTTGGTCCATATGTTTCATTTCCGACTATTAATGAAGTCAATTCATCACTGCTACCATCTTCAAATACAAACTCTTCACGAGAAGTAAATTTTCTAGCAAAGGTCGTTATACGACCACCCCTATTACGTAGTTCCCTGATGGTTAGTCCCATAAGACTTTTATTTTTATTTAGAGTGCTCATGAGAGGACTTGAACCTCCACAGATAAATCTACTGGAACCTAAACCCAGCGCGTCTACCAATTCCGCCACATGAGCAGTATTCGCTATTTGCGAATGGAGAATAGCGGACTCGAACCGCTGACATCCTGCTTGCAAAGCAGGCGCTCTACCAACTGAGCTAATTCCCCTTAAGGTAGTCCTTCTCATTTTGATAGGGAACTACTTTACCAGTTTTTAATTCCCAAACGTAAACCAGATCAGGAATTAACCACTGGTCAACCCGATAACAATACTTCCAGTTAACGGGTTGAATACAGTTCATCACAACCATACTCCAAAAAGCAGCAAGATAGTTCAGAACTGTGTACATTACGATTCTACCACAGAACCAATGGCATCGTCAAGGTCTGTAATCACTTCACGAATTTCAAAAACACGTTCTGGACAAGCAGAACCATAAGTGTAATTTTTTTGTGCTTCAAAAAGCACTTGTCGAACCGCAGCAGCAGCACGAAGAGGAATCTCAATAGTTACTTTTTTCATTTCAATCAATAAATTCTATGGGTAGATAACTATTCAATACAACAACTTCCCTATCGGGAAATTGTGCCATAAGTTCTTTTACGGTTTCTTGAACTTCTTTTTCGTTTTGTTCATCAACAACACCCTTTGGAAGTGGGTTTCTAACTACAATGTACTTTGTCATCGGTCGTCCTCAGCACGGTTTTCAGAATAATAAACATCAAAACTACCACCAGGGTAACGTTTCTCAAGTTTCTTTACATTAGTTGCGATAACTTCATCGAAGGAAACGCCGAGTGCCATGCAGGCTTGAGCAGCATACCACATAAGATCACCGAGTTCAATAATAAGATGCTCACGGTTATCGTCGTTCCAAGGTTTTCCTTGAAAAACCATCTTCTTGATGATTTCAAGGAACTCCCCACCTTCAGCATTAATACCAACACCCGCAGTAAGAAGTCGCTCAATATTGGCACCCTTCTCGTCAAGGGCAACAAGGCGGTCGGAAAGAGCGACAAAATCTGTAGAGGCATCGCTAGTAACCGCATCAACAAAAGTTTGATACTTTTCAAAATCAATGTGCTTAGTCATTAAAATTTAAATCCGTCGAATGATTTTTTAGATTTCTTTTCTTCATAATCATACTCCTCTTCTTGCCCAGAGTCAAGTATGTCGTTTTGAGCAGTTTGCTCACAATCATAAAGGCGCATCTTGGCGCGATCAATACCAACAATAAACCTCTTGAAAACTGAGAGATCATTGTAGCGATTCTTTAGTTGCTTCACCATAAGTTGTCCAAGTTGTTCGAGCTCCTCGGTGCTAATAAGGGCAAACATAAGATCAGCAGTAGCAGGGAGACCAAAGGACTCAGAAGTGTCAGTAAGCTCAACATCACTGCTACCATAACCAGAACGAGTGGTCTGCGTGGCAGAAACGATAGGGACGTTTGCTTCAACAGCCAAGCCTCTAAGCTCCTCTGCAATAGCTTTAATATAGCTATATGAATTGACAGTGCCCGTTTGGCGATAACGGGAGGAAGCACATATATTAAGGTAATCAATGAAAATAATATCAGGGCGGAATGACTTCTTAAGTGCAAGTTCATTAAGAAGTGCCTTAAAGTGTCCACTGTGTGCTGATGCTGTAGGATACTCCTTAATTATAAGAGAACCCTGAGTCTTCTTTGATAGTTTAGTAACTTTAGTTTCAAATGTTGTCTTGGGCAGATCCGTTAGATCTTGGATATTGACATTGAGAAGGTTTGCATCAATACGTTCAGCAATTTTCTCCTCTGCCATCTCCATTGTAACGTAAAGCACATTGTGTCCGTTAAGCAAACAGGCGCTAGCCATATGACACATGAATAGAGACTTACCAACGCCTGTCCCAGCAAGAGCGACATTAAGAGTCTTATTAGGAAGACCGCCTTTCGTAATCTTGTTGAAATACTCAAGATCAAACGGGATACGGTCTTCCTTGCGGTGGTAAGACTCATAACGTGCTTCATAATCTTCAAGGTAGTTGTGTCCGATATGATTATCGAATGATACTGCTAGAGCATCAGAGAGAATACTTGGAATCGCATCACGATTCTTTTTCTCATCTCCACCATCAGCAATGTTGATGGACTCCATGAGAGCCAAATAAATGGCACGATCACGACACCACTTTTCAGTAGTATCAAGCAACCATTGCTTATCAACAGGAGAATCACTGAAATTACCAGTGATCTCCCGTGATTCTTTAACCTCAGTTTCACTGAGATCTGTGCGGTTTTCTAATTCAATTCTAAGTGCTTCAGTTGTGATAGCAGAACCATACTTGACAATGAACTGAGTAATTTCTTCAAATATAACTTTTTCAGTTCTTTGTTCGAAGTAATCTGGTTTTAAGAATGGAATTACCTTCCTGGAGTATTCTTCATTATATACAAGGTTTCTGAGAATAGTAGTCTCAATTCGTTCCATAGGAATAGTATTGTTTCGCGGCAGCATCAAGTTGCTGCATTACTTCAGGTGTGAAATAAGTTTCGGGGTCTTTG